GTATGCTCGTTATCTACCAGCATATAAATTAGGACGCTGGGATGGCAAAGTTAGTTTCTTTGGACTAGGTGGAACTACATATGTTAGTATGCTTGAAGATGCATTACCTTTATTAGAACAAAAAGGTTGGTATGTTGAAGTTGAAGATCAGCGAGACCCTACACAATTAAACTTTACAAACATCACAGAAGACTATTGGAAAGATCAAGGTGCAGTATGGCCAGAAGGACATGTAGCAGAAGGACAACCAATTGTACTACGTGATTATCAAGTAGAGGTTATCAACAACTTTATTAGCAATCCACAGAGTTTACAGGAAGTTGCAACAGGCGCAGGTAAAACTATTATCACTGCAACATTAAGTAAAATGTGTGAGCCGTATGGTAACAGTATTATTATTGTTCCTAATAAGTCACTTGTAACACAAACAGAAGAAGATTATATTAACTGTGGATTAGATGTAGGTGTATATTTTGGTGATAGAAAAGAACTAGGACATAAGCATACTATTATTACATGGCAGAGTCTTAATGTATTAGATAAGAAGTCAAAGAACCATGAAGCAAAACTTACACTAACAGAATTTTTAGAAGATGTAAGATGTGTTATTGTTGACGAAGTACACCAAGCAAAAGCAGATGTTCTTAAGAATTTGCTTACACAAAATTTTGCACATGTTCCTATACGTTGGGGACTAACAGGTACAATACCAAAAGAGCAGTTTGAGTTTCAAGGTATTAAAGCAGGACTAGGCGAAGTTATTAATCATATATCAGCACACGACTTGCAACAAAAAGGTGTACTAGCAGAGTGTCATGTGAATGTTGTACAAACAGACGACACACAGGTATTTGGTAACTATCAAGAAGAATTAAAATATTTGGTTACTAGTGAGCATCGAATTGATTGGATGGCAAAACTATTAAACAAAGTAAAAGACTCCGGCAATACATTAATTTTAGTTGACCGTATTTCAGCAGGTAAAATGCTAGAAGAAAGACTAGAAGGTTCCGTGTTTGTATCAGGAGAAACTAAAGGAGCCGACAGAAAGGAACATTATGATTCCATTAAAGATAGTACCAATAAAATTATTATTGCTACTTATGGAGTTGCCGCGGTTGGTATTAATATCCCTCGCATTTTTAACTTGGTTCTTATTGAGCCTGGTAAGTCTTTTGTTCGCGTCATTCAGTCTATTGGCAGAGGCGTTAGAAAGGCAGAAGACAAAGATTTCGTGCAAATTTGGGATATAACAAGCAGATGTAAATTTGCGAAGCGACACCTAACACAAAGAAAAAAATATTATAAAGAAGCAAACTATCCTTTCACTATTGAAAAGATAGCCATTGACTAGGAGAACAAATGCAAATATTAACATTAGATAACGAATACTTTGATCTAAACACTTTGCCTAAAGAAATAGACAAAGACATTAGATACAGTGTATTAGACAATTCAGATCCTAAAGATCCGGATTACTTTTTTGTACCTTTAATTTATTTAGAAAGTTTTAGTTCACCGGCTGTAGTGTTGCAGATAGGAGAACATCAAGTACAGATGCCACTAGAATGGAGTATGGTGGTAGGTAACTCAGAAGTGGGTGACTTAGAAGTACTTCCGTTAACAAGTTTAAATGATAGAGGGTTTGAAGCGTTTTGCTTTAACCCACTAACAAGTAACCGTCCTAATTTTCTTCCAGTAGACGTTATTAACGTTTATCAAGATGTAAAGTTTTATTTTCCAAAACTTAAAAATGGACAGTTATTAACAACACCAATACAAAAAAAGAAAGATCCAAACTGTGCTTTTTTTGTAAAGGAAGTAAGTAGACAAAGTGAACTAATTGATTTTAGTTTAGTCTGGTAATAAGGAGAAAGGACGATATGACAATGAAAGCAGGAAAAATTTGGGGTCAAACAGAATTGATTCACGCAAACGGTGTACTAGAGTTTCATCGTATTGAATACAAAGCAGGATACAAATGTTCAGAACATGAGCACCGTTACAAGTGGAATGGCTTCTATGTAGAGTCAGGAAAGATGATTGTACGTGTATGGCAAGATGCCGATCAAGAAGGACTAGTTGACGAAACTATTCTTGAAGCAGGACAATTTACACAAGTGAAGCCAGGCAAGATACATCAGTTTGAAGGCTTAGAAGATGGTGTTGCATTTGAATTGTATTGGGCAGAGTTTAATCACGATGACATTGTAAGACGAACAGTAGGTACACAAATTAAGTAATGTTAAACTTTAAAACCAACAATGATACTGAAATCACTTTTTGGAGTGTAGTTGACGGAGTAGAAAAGATAGTACCTATTAAACGTGCTAACGAATACTTGCCTAGTTGGTTTAAGAAGATGCCACAATTTAGCGGAGTTGGTGATCCTCGTGTAGAAGACCAAGGAACATTTAAAAGATGTCCTGCTATAGTTGACATGTTTGCTAATGCGTTTGTTGTACCTTTGTGGTGTGACTTAGAAGTTGAAATACAAGAACAAGGTTTTAGATATAAAGCAAGTAACCCAGAATTTATATTTGAAGGACATCATAAGAATCAGTTTTTAGAACATGCAAACACAGACTATAAGTTTATATTAAAGGCAGTTTGTCCATGGAAAGTAAAGACACCTCCGGGATATAATGTACTTCAACTACCAATGTTTTATCACTACGATCAGCCGTTTGATGTATTGCCTGGAGCAATATACAGTGACATACATCATGCAATGAATCAACAAATGGCTATGAAAGGTTATGGTAGATACACACTAGAAAGAGGAACACCGTTGTGTATGTACATGCCTGTTAAAAGAGATGACTGGAAACTTAACGTAAGTGAAAATACAGATGAACTAAAAGAAGTTTATAAAATGAATGAACTTAATATAAAAAGTAAATTTGTAAATGCTTATAGAGATATGAAGAAGAGACTATTAAAGGATTAGATGGTAAAGATATACGAATCACCGGACGGAGGCAAAACTGTGTACGAACGAGATACAGATTCAGGTGAGCGTATTTGTATAGAAGAACCAAAATATCCTGATTGGTATATACACTGGCACGACTTTGAATTGATACAATCAATGGCTGAAGAAGGAAATAAAACCTTGCAAAATTTATTAAAAGAAGTTAAACTAGTATACAACATAAGCATAGAGGAAGATTAATGGCACAGAAGAAAAAGTTTTTAGATTTAAAAGCAATGTTAGGTGCAGTTGACCGTCGTGACAAAGATTGGTATAACAGACTCAGCGATGACGATAAAAAGTTATTTGCTCCGTTTATTGCTATGCGTTATGTGAGTAGTGTTAAAGGTGATACATTTTTTCAAGAACACTATTTAGAAATGTGTAATGAATTTGTTAATAAACATCATTGGTCATTAAGTAAGAATCATAAAGGCTTGTTATGGAAACTAATGGCAATGTGCGGAGCATATGAAAACTTCTTTCATACATATCAAGCGGCTCCTAAGAAACAAGCAAAGAACAAATTTACACAAACGTTGTTAGATAAAAATCCAAATATGAAGTTAGATGATGCAGAATTATTATCAAGTATTATGTCAAAGAAAGAACAAAGCCAATACATTAAAGACCATGATCCAAATGCAAAATAAAGAATTCAAATGTGTACACTGCGGTAAGAGTTTTCAAAAAGAAAAAACTCTAATGGCGCATATGTGTGAGCCTAAACGTCGATACTTACAAAAAGACGAGAAGCGTGTACAAGTAGGATTCTTAGCATTTAATAAGTTTTATGTATTAGTACAACGAAGTAAAGAGAAAACATATGCAGAGTTTTGTAAGAGTAGTTACTACAATGCATTTGTAAAGTTTGGTAGTTTTGCTACAAACATTAATCCGTTGTATCCAGAAAAGTTTATTGACTTTGTTATCAAATCAAATGTAAAATTAGATCATTGGTGTCGTGATGAACTGTATGATAAGTACATGTTTGAAATGATTAAAATAGAGCCAACTGAATCTGCACTGGAACGTAGTGTAAAAACAATGATGGAATGGGCAGACAAACAAGACGCACAGTACAACGACTACTTTAGATATTGTGGGATTAATCGTGCTGTAAATGATATTAGAAATGGACTGATTAGTCCTTGGATCTTACTGAATTCAAAAACAGGACAAGCAATGTTGCAAAACTTTAATGACGAACAACTAGCAATAGTTGAGCCAGCATTAGATGTTCCTTTTTGGACAAGACAGTTTAAAGCAAAACCTGTCGATGTAGAATTAACCAAAGAAATTATTAAGGAGGCTCAAATTGACTGATTCATTT